AGTATTCAGTAATTGGCGGGTCAGTCAAGCCACCATAGTAAGTGACAGCAATCATTTCGTTACCGCTGGCACGGCTAACGTGTTTTCGCCAGTGCCAATCAGTCACCGGCATATCCATGCCATTTAGCCCCATGATATCGTCATGGCGCAGCACTAACTTCTTTTCTTCTGGCGGTGGGAATGCGTGACTACAGTTCGGGCAGACCTTGGCAGAGATATGCACAATCTCATGGCACTCATCGCACACCTTGACCGGTGCCTCGCCCTCACCCGATCCACCCTTCTTTGGTGGCTGCACGTTGGTGATCGGACCGTGTGTCTCGACTACTCCCGCAAAGTCGAGCACCAAGCAATGGTCAGTGTGACTCTTGGGGCGCATCCCACGCCCTGCCATCTGGACATAGAGCGATGCGCTCATGGTTGGGCGCAGCATAGCGATCAAGTCTATATCCGGATAGTCAAATCCTGTGGTCAACACATTGGCATTGGTCAACGCACGAATCCGCCCAGCCTTAAACTCAGTCAGTATCCTGTCACGTTCTGCCTTGGGTGTCTCGCCGGTCACACATGCTGCGGTCACGCCCTGCGCAATCAACTCTTGGCATACGTTTTCTGCGTGTTTGACACCAGCGCAAAAAAATAGCCAGGCTTTTCTGTCTTGCGCTAATTTAATCACCTCACGCACTACTACCAAGTTTTTGGCTATGGTGTCCACCGCGGCTTGCAATTCGGATTCAATGTACTCGCCACCACGCTTTTTCACACCTGACACATCAAAGCGCTCGGACGTGGTTTTGCTACGCAGGGTCGCCAAATATTTTTTATAAACTAACTCCTCAATACTGACCGGCTCAATCAACGCATCGAACAATGCCGGTTTATCCGTGATTAAACCGTGTCCAAGGCGATAAGGCGTGGCGGTCAACCCTACCACCCTAAGATTAGGATTAATCGCTTGTAGGTCGTTTAAAAGGGTGCGGTATCCGCCCTCATCCTTGTGGCTCACTAGGTGACACTCATCAACAATCACCAGATCAATGTGACCAAGCAGGGCTGCCTTGGCTCTAACTGACTGAATGCCGGCAAAGGTAATGGGTTCACCCAATTGACGCTTACCAATCCCTGCGCTATAAATACCTAAAGGTGCGCCCCTCCAATGGAGTCTCATTTTCTCTGCATTCTGGACAATCAATTCCTTAACATGCGTCAACATAAGAATTTTTGTTTTTGGCCAAGATTGCAGCGCGTCCTTACACAGCGCCGCCACGATGTGACTCTTCCCCGACCCAGTTGGCAGGACCAAGCACGGGTTGCCGGTTTGGTTCTTGTGAAACCACGCGTATAGCTGGTCGATGGCGCGGGTTTGATACGATCTTAATTGATGTGTATTTGCTTCCATTTTTTGTAATTATCTCTTCTATTTCTTTGTTGTTCTGATCTTGTTGCCCATCGGCAATTTGATGGTTCGTAATTTCCATTTACATCAATCCTATCAATTGATTTGCCTTCTGGTCTTTCCGCCATATCTAACAAAAAATTTTCAAATAATCTCCATCTATCGCAAACTGTTATGCCTCTTCCGCCATATCTCATGTAATCTGTGTAGTTTGGATTTGTACATCTTTGAATCATTGCTGTCCAAGATTTATGAGTCTTAGATTGGTTTCCTTTTTTGTTATGACCATGAACAAAATTTGATTTTGTTATTCGCAATGATTGATTTTCTTTTTGAAAACAACCACATGATTTTGTTTCTCCATTTCGAAGCTTTGAACCATCAACATTGACTTTGTTTCCGCAATCACATTGACAAGTCCATTTAATTTTTTTACTTTTATTTGTTTCATCTTTGGACAAAACTAAAAGACGATTAAAACGAAGTCCTGACATTTGTAAAAGTTTCATAATTACTCCCTATTGGTATGTATATTATATACCAACAAAGTGCCATCAAAATATCTCCGCACCAAAGTCTTTACGCAAGGTCTTGATAAACTCATCAGGACTCGCACAGGCTTTGTGATTGGCCACAATTTCGCGGCTGGAAAAAACGTCAGCACTTTTGGCACCATTTTTAATATTGCCTTCTGGCGTAATCCAAGTCACACTTTTTTCTATTACTGTATATGGCCACGGCACTAGGTCGGGGTGCAAAATGTGTGCCTCACAACCAGCTTTTTGATTCTCAAAGTCTAGCGTTACATCATACTGTTCACAATGCCAAGTCCCGTCCTTTTTGGCAGTACTAGCAGTACAAGTCCGACAATTGACTTCTTTAGTTAGCTTTGTCTTATGGCAAAACTCATGCGCTGGGCAGAACCGGCACTCAAACCATGTAGGGTCAGTAGACACTGGCGGTGGCATACGATTTGCTTTGACTAGCCGATGGCCACGGTCAATAAAACGCTGTGCTAAAGATTTATTTAATTTTATTCGTTCTGTATATATCCTGTCGTCATCCTTACAGACTGCCACATATAGCGCACGGTCAAGCTTCATGCCGGACATATACATCTGCATTTGCACATAATGCATAGGTTTTGATTCTTCAACCCCCTTTTTTAATAATTCATCAAACGATTTCTTGCCATGTGTCTTGATCTCCAGCACATGGGGTGTCTTAGGTGCCTCTGGCACACCAGATTCAATGATGCCGTCAATACTGCCAGAGACATGGCATCCAAAGTCCACCCGACTCTGATTGGCACCGGTCTTTTGCACACTCATGCCAATAGCGCGCAAATCCGACACAACCTGTGCCTCCTCATTCTGACCACGTCTAAACAGGCGCAGGATCCGACCAGGGAACTTCTCGACCACTGCCATTCTGAACGATAGCCATAGCCACCGGTCGCAGGGATGCCCCAGTACACTAGCCCCCATGTGGGGTCGAGCACCACCCTGATTATCCTCATGGTGCTTGTCAATCAGTGCCTCAATCGTGTATTCTGACTCAGGTATTTTCATGTACCTCTCCTTAGTTTATTTGCCCCCAACCGTGTGGTTAGGGGCGTTTTTTTTATTTTTTAACCCAAGGAGGGGCGCCTTTAAGTGGCGCTGTTTTTGCTGCTGTCACAACGGGCACGGTGCCATTAGACTTATAACCCTTGACATCATTCGATGCGCCATACTGCTCTGACTCACGCACATCAAGCTTAATGCTCAACTGTCCACCAATCAATTGATCAGTGTCTTGCACAGTTGTCAAGCCAATTGCTCTCATAAGCTCACCAAGCTGTTGGCGACCAATTTCCTCGGCCTTGGGGTTTGGGTTCTTGATGTTCAAGTTACCAAACACCACGCGCCCTTGATGGCTTGGTCCCGTGATGTCGTAGCGCACAGCAATGTACTGGCCGGTACCAGCCTTGGTGTTTTTGATCTCCGCACCGTTAACGACCGCGGTGTACCAGCCAGCCGGCAATGGCTCAAAGTTGTTGGTGGGTATGGGCAGCGAGTCAACGCTAAATGTTTCGAGAAGTTGTGCCATGATTTATTCCTTGGTGATTGTGAAAGATGGACGACCGTTGGTGGCCGTAATAGCGTCCTGCAACAACTCGGTGATGCTTACATCTGCTGATTTCCATGCCGAAGCATTGACTTCTGGCTTCCACCGGAACAGGCTGGATAAGTGCTGTGTTAAACCAAACTCTGCTGCTAAGTCCTGAAGCTTGTCACTGTTGACCTTGCGATCTAAGCGCCCTACGACCTTGACCTTATAGCCATCAGCATCAATGTTCTGAGTGCCGTCTAAGGTCTTGGCAATGTCTAGCTCCATGACCAATTGATCCTCGATGCTGCGACGCAATTCGATCGCTGCTTTCTCGGATTCTTTGGCGTCGAGCCATTGTTGGTAGAGGTTCATTATTTAGCCTCCCTAACTTCAAGCATTTTGTCTGCTATGTTGTATGAATCCTCAACTCTTGCTTTACAAGCATCCCAACTAACGTCAGACCACTCAGCACTACTAGCAAGAATTCCTTGTAGTGCTTTAGCCGCAAAGTAGTCACGCAAAGTCATGCCGCGCAATACTTCATTATTAATAGTGGTAGGAAATGCTGGTTTATTATTTCCCATGATCAACCCCCAATCTTACGAATGATGGCACCAAGGTCGGGTGCTTCCCAAGTGTCTAACTTGCCAGAGCGATCCTTGGCTTGCCAGATCCCGTCGGAGTCACACATCAGAGCACGCTGCGCATTGCCTTCCGCATCTTTCTCCACGCGAAGTGCCAGCACTTCGTCAAAGAAGTAAGGCAACTGCTGGCCTGTCTTGTTGCCAGGCATACTAGGTGCATACAAAATACGCCCTGTTTCGTCTTGGCTCTTCTCACATTTGGCTGTGAAATAGATATGCTTAGGGATATCACGGAACGCACGGATGATGTCAGCCATCTGCTCCTGCATACTGCCGTAGGCTTGGCGCGGATCCTTTGCAATCTTTTTTTCGTGATTCAAGACAACTTCAGCAATCTCGCTGATTGAATCCAGAGCAATCGATTCAAAGTGCTTGGCTTCGTCAGACTCAGTGACCCATCTGTACGCTTCCATCAAAGTGTCATACGATGACACCTCGACAAAAGGCACGTCAGCATCAGCAATAGACAACAGACCGCCCTCAGCCGAAAACACTACAGGGTTTGGTAATGTGGTAATAAGTTTTGTCTTACCAGAACCAGCGTTTGCATAAACTAAAAGTTTCACACCGTTGGCGTGTATTCCTTTGGTACTGCGTAGATTGATAGCCATGTGGCTCTCCTAAGTGATCGCTTGTTGGGATATCCGTTTAGCGATTAATTGAATTATTGCATAATTAAATGTATAGTGTCAACAAGTTCGCAAATATATTTTCAAGGGGTAGCAAAATGATGACACTAGATGATATTGTAAAGACCTTGCACGATAGGAAAGCCACCGTTGTAGCGCAGGAAGTTGGGTTGTCTTACCAGACAGTTTGGCGCGTTGCCAGAGGGGATGTTAAAAATATTAGTTATGAGACAGCAAGAAAATTATCTGATTATTTAAAAAATAAGGCATAAATATGTCCAACCTTTCCTCCATACTAGGTGACAATTGGTCGCCACCACAGGCAAGTCCGGTCGCATCGATTGAGTCACAATTTATTGATGCCATCATAAATGCAGGGCTTCACGCACCCAGAGATATAGTGATGGACAGCAAAATCCATCGCTTTGCCAGTGATGATGACAAGCGAAAAAAGCCTGGTTGGTACATAGCGTATGAGTCACCCATCCCAGTGCTTGTGTTTGGCTGCTGGAAGGCGGGATTCACTAGCCAGAAACGTGCCGAGACGGGCGTTAAGTACACCCCAGCACAAGAGATGAAGTTGTTGTCTCAGATCGCCGAGGCAAAGAAGTTGCGGGATGCCGAGCTTGAGCGCAAGCATGAGGTGGCCGTCGAGACAATCGAGTCCACATGGCCGACCTTCACGCCCGCCAGCTCAGATCATCCATATCTCAAGCGCAAAGGGATTGGCGCACATGGTGCCAGAGTGACAGGCGATGGGCGCTTGGTTGTGCCATTGTTTAGCGAGGATGGCGAGTTATCCAGCCTTCAGTACATTGATCACGATGGCAATAAGCTGTATCACACGGGCGGTATCACCGGCTCACGCTTCTGGATGATAGGGGAACTGAAGCAAACCCTTTACATTGCAGAGGGGTTTGCCACTGCTGCGACCATCCATGAGGCGACCAATGAGGCGGTCATTGTGGCGTACAGTGCCAACAACCTATCCAATGTGACCGGTCTTATGCGCACCAAGTACGGTGCGACACAGGACATTGTGATTGTTGCCGATCACGACGTATCAGGCGTAGGATTAAATGAGGCGACCAAAGCTTCCGCAAAGCATGGTGCCAGAGTGGTCATGCCACCCAAATTGGGCGATGCAAACGATTATGTACAGGCTGGTAATGATCTGTTCATCCTACTTAATCCACCCGTTGAGGATTGGTTAGTCGGGGCAGATCATTTCAGTGAAAAACCAGAACCCATCACATGGCTCGTTAAAAAGTGGTTACCCGAACAGTCATTGATCATGGTGCATGGTCCAAGCGGTGGTGGCAAGACCTTTGCAGTGCTTGATTGGATGCTGTCAATCGCCTCAGTCACAGCAGAATGGGCAGGAAACAAGGTCAAATCCGGCACAGTGGTCTATCTCGCTGGTGAAGGTCACCAAGGCTTAAAAGGGCGAGTAGCAGCATGGAAACACAAGAAACAGATCAAATCTCTCAAAATGTGGATATCCAAGTCAGGCTGTGATTTGAACACGCCAGAGGGTTACCAAAAGGCAGCCAACCAAATCAGGATGCTCCCGCACCCACCATCCATCATAGTAGTTGATACCCTGCACCGGTTCTTGCTAGGCGATGAGAATAGTGCTCAGGACGCCAAGACCATGCTAGATGCCTGCGCCGCACTTATGCGAGAGTTTGGGTGTAGCGTGCTACTGGTACACCACACAGGGGTATCAGAAGAGGCACAGCATCGCGCAAGGGGTAGCAGTGCATGGCGCGGTGCCTTGGATATTGAGATCAGTATTGTCCCTGCAAAGGATGGACAACCCCTTGAGATTGTTCAGCGCAAGCAAAAGGACGGTGAATTAGCAGAACCCTTATATGCTCGGATTGAAGGCGTAGTGATACCAGGCTGGTTTGATGAAGATGGCGAACCCGTCAAAAGTGCCACATTGGTGCTGGTCGATGCACCCATTAAACAGACCGCGGCCGACAATAAAATGCAGGAACATCGAAAAATGTTTGAGAATGCATGGTTCGATTCTGGTGCCGAAGACCTCAAAAATGAGCCTTATATCTCACGTTCAGCACTTAAAGAATACTTAGATAAACAGGATATTGCAAAAGCCACTGTGCAAAAAATGCTCAATCCGAGTGAGTCATCAAGGTTTATTGGTAAGTTAATCAACTCAAATATACTTAGGAGTGAGGGTCATGGGTGGGTCGTAAATGACAAATTAATGGCTCAAAGTATGATGATTATGAGGGGTGTTGAATGAGCCAAAACCGTACCAAAGCGTACCAAT